CAAAAAAAACCTACAAGGCAAATTTCCTTGCAGGAGGGGTGGCTGTAGTTTTGTCAGTGCTTGTAGGAAGTGGATATATTATTTTGATGGATGCACAGATAAACAGCAAGATGGCAGTATACCTTATTGCGCTGATCCTGCTTTCATGGCTGTCTGCAATGGTTGGATATGATAAAGTCATTCAGTCACTTGGACAGATCAAACTCCCGAATAAGAATGAGTAGTTAGGAACCTGTTTTAAGGCTCCTTTTTGCGAGGTGGACTTATGGATAAGCAAAATATAACTGTATTGAGAAAAATACTGTACGCAGTGGAATCCGGAGATCAGGTATATGGTAAGCAGGATTATTCCTGCTTTGCCGGGGTCGGAGCGAACTGTAGCAATGAAAAAGCTATTA